GTTCTAACATTACGTCTTACGTTTCTTCTTTCAGGCTCTTCTTCTAACTCTTCATTTATTTCTTCAGGACTTATTTCATCAATAGATTCGTCTAACGCTTCCTCTTCTTCCTCTATTGCCTCTTCCTCATCAAATAATTCTTCTTCAACTACTTCTTCTACAAATACTAAAAAATCTTCTTCTATTCTTTCTTCAAAAGTTTCAAAATTTTCAATGATTTCAATGTCTTGAGGTAACTCTATTATTTCTATTTCTTCCAAGTTCGGGAGAGCATCCACAAACTCAATATCGTACTCGCTATCAATATGTATATATAATGAGTCATTTTCTAATTCGTATTCTTGATCAGGTTCAATATCGTAAATGATAATAGTGCTATCATTATTATAGCCATCGTCACTCCAAATGTTATCATCGTCAAAACCAGATGTAGTGGTGAAAGCAAACTGATCTTCTTGGTCATCGAATCCATAATTTGTTTCATCTTGGTCATAACCAAATATTATATCTTCATCTACACCATAAAGAAAGTCATCATCCTCAAAATTATTTGTTAAGTCATACACATCACAAAGTTCTGAGTAAGAAGAGTCGACTAAACATTCAGAGGAAAGGTTGCTAAACGATTCATCTACAACCTCTGCTGTAGTAACACTAAAGTCATCTGTCTCAATGTATGTGGTACTATTGTTGTCTTCATATCTTAAATACGTCACGGCTTCGTTGTTGCCCTGAACACCTATTGTAAAATCATGTGATCGAACCTGTATTTTATCATACCTAAACTCAATTTCATTTGTACCTTCATATAAAATAGCTTCAAAAGTGTTTTGTAATTGATTGCTGTATTCTTTTGCGTTGTACCATCCTATGACAAAATACTGGTCTGTATCAGATGTTTGTCCAAATGTTTGAATATAAGGATTTTGAGTACCGTTTCTGTTAATTAAATCCGTCCACATTGGAAAGACACTGTAATTGAACGAACTTGCTGGTAGCGTTTCGGACAAGTAATTTCTTTGTCTTGATACATTAAAGTTTGATTGAAAGGTAAAGAACCCGTTCATAGATATATTTACTTGGTCAAAGGTTTGGTCATAGAAAGTAAAATCAAAACCAATATCTTTCATACCGCTCATTGAATCGTCGCCAAGACCAAGAGCTGTGCCTGAGTTTTGTATATTTATTATGCTTTCTGTACCAACAGTAAACGTAGGGTCTGTTGCCCATGCAGATGTTGTTAAAAATAATAGTGTTATTAGCCTGAACATATCTTGTGCTTAGGATATTTTTTACAGAAGTCGCCTTTACGATATGCTTTTATTTCGTAACCACTTAATTCTTTTTTTATTTCATCCCAGTCAGGTCTGTCTTCTGGATTTTGCTCCCATGCTACACGAGCCTCTTCACCTATCTTACCTTTATACGGGCATGGACTGCCGGCTTGCATCATCGATCTCCACACGCGAGCATCCTCACAAAGTAAAGCAACAGCTGCTACCTTCATTCCCATATCATACAAGCCTTTCGATAATTTTAGTCTTTCGCAGTTATCGTCTCGTACACTTCTACCAGATGATATACCAAAGAACTGAGTTTGGACCGCTGAACTAGCTCCTGTGGTGCATAGGTCCTGACTATACGACATTATGGAAGGAGCCACGGCGCTTGGAGGTGGCGATTTAACTCTTTGTGTTACCTTTTGTGAACTATTACTTGTCGAGTTATTTGTATTCACATTTTGTGAGGTATTGTTATTGGTATTAAAATTTTGATTGTTTGTTGTAACGTCAGAACTTGATGTCGAAACATTGTTGTTATTATTTGTATTAGAGGTTGTTGAATTATTAACGTTATTGTTGTTATTTTGATTGGTAGAATTGTTAGTTATTAAAGAAGTGTTGTTAACATTTTGTGTTTGATTAATAGTACTTGTTACAACAGAAGTATTGTTATTGGTGTTTGTTGCAGTAGAATTAGTCGTTGAATTAATTGTCGTATTATTAGTATTAAGATTTGTATTTGTTGAAGTGCTGGTAGATTGATTTACATTGGTATTGTTATTGGTATTGGTATTATTACTAGTAACAGTCGATGTAGTCGTAGTTGTATTCGTTATGTTCGAGTCCTCAGCTAGTAGTGTGTAAGAAACTAAAACTAGGGAACAAAATATAATACAAATGTCGCGTAACACAGCTTTTGATAACATGTTTCATCTCCATTGCCTCCCGGTTAGTTTCTATTTTTCTCCCTTTGCACTTCTATTCTTTCTTGCGCTACTTCGGTTCTTTCGTCAATATTTTTTTCTTGCAACCTTAGTCTTTCTTGGTCTACAGCAGTATCATTATCGTCTGATCGAATATCATGTATTAATCTTTGCTGGAACTCTTGTCCTTTTCTTTCCATATCAGCTTCTTTTAAGGCAAGTTCCTGTTGTCTTAATTGAACTAAAGGATCAATTTGCATATCATCTTCTACAGTTTGTGCAAACAATTCTGTCATCTCCGCTACATCTAAAGCAACTTCTTCCGCCATCTTATCTTGCATTTGCTGTTGAATTTCTGGAGGAATATTACCTTGGTACTGTTGCTGTAATTGTTGGAACTCAGGACTGTTTTGTAACTCTGCTGTAGCAATAGCTTGAGCTTTAAAAGAAAAATGCTGATATATGTGAGCTTGTAAGTTAGCTGCTAACTGTGGATTAGTAGCAATTGTTGGTGTAGCTAAAGCTGCCATATGAGCTTTAATGTGTGCATCGTGATCTTGTGGAGCAAAAGCCTGTAATTGACCGCCTTGTAAGGCCGCAGCATTTTCTAGCGCAGGGTCAATTGGTTGGGGTTGTTGAGGAGGAGGTAGGATCTGCTCCACATTATTCACGCCTATCGCTTTATACATACGGCGATATGCTTCATATAAACCTGTTTGACCATGTATTTGAGGATTAGACTGTACAATCTGTAATTGAGTTTGTGCAGTTGCAATCCTTTGTGCTAAGGAAAAAATGTTAGGATCACTAACAGGTATAATATCAACTCTGTCATCAAAGTCTGTTTGCTTTACTTCAGTCTGTCCTTTATTTGTCATGTAAGGATACTGAGGAGGTAAATAATCACGAAATAATTCACCTAATAATTTAAATTCTGTTTTTTGTGCATAATGCAATCTTTTATGAATAGCAGACATAACACGAGTACCATGTTCAAGATTGGCTAGTGTTGTTCCTACGGGAGCATTTTTGTCCATCTGCTGATAAGGATGATCTGCAATCGCTGCAAAGTTTCTACCACTGTCTTCTAATAATTTTAAAAGATTAAACAAAGTTCCTGAAGGTTCCTTGAAGGGGAGAGGAATAAGCGAATTTTGCAATGAACCTCCAGGAGCATCTACATCTCTAAACTCACCTGGCTGTAGTGGCACATCATCATCTCTTATACGAATGCCTCTAGCTTTAAAACCAGCTGGTAGATTAGCAAGTGTGCCAGCGTCTATTAGCTGACGAAGAATAGACGTAGCAGAAGATGATACGCCTCCAATAATATGTGGAAGACCAAACCCATAAAAGCCTAAACCGGGGAGAAACTTGTAATGAACAAAATATTGCTTAGGTTTATGAGTTTGATCTCCTTCCGCGTAGTTACGCGTAATAGATAAAATTTTTCCATTTACTGCATCTAAAGTAATAATGTAAGGAAGTTTAATTCCAGTAGGCTCGCCTTGATCATCTTTATGTTCAAAGCCAATAAGATCTAAAAGAGCATGTACTTCATACAATTCATACACATCGTCATCTGTAGCTACTCTTTCTATACCTTCTTGTTTAGCTATTTCTTCTTCAACGTCACTAGTATTAACGTAACCACCACCGCCTAAATCTATATCTCTATACACACCAGCTAATTGTGCTTTACGAATTTCATTTCCACCCATACTTAATTGATGCGTAATTCTTTGAGCTGATATTAAATCAGTAGTGTTGTAAGGAACAATTAATTTTTCAGCATGTACAAATCTTGCACAAGGTCTTCCCATAGCTGGGTCATAGTAAACTTTTTTAAAAGCAGAACCTGATAAAGGAAGATAATATAAAAGTTGATCTAATTCTGGATCATACTCTTCCATTTCGTAAGTAATTTGAAAATTCATAAATTCTTGTACACGATCAGCTTGTTCTTGTACTTCAGGGCCAGGCTCACCTAAAACCATTGTACGGACAGGACCACCTGCTGGTAACAATTCTTTATAAGCCATTGCTTGAAACTTAGTAGCGCTTTCAGCTAACATAGGATGAATAACGCTTGAAGCACCTTGGAAAGGTTCAGATCTTTCTGGGTCTAAAGAACCAAGGAGTTTGATTCCTTTTTCATATGTTTCTTCCCATCCTTTTCTTGATGATTTATCTTCTTCGATCCCGCCAAGTAGATCGTTTGATATTGTCATCAATTCTGTTTCTTCCATATATTCAGCAAGATTTCCGTCAAAAGGTACTACATCAATTTCTTCTAATTCTTCAGAAGCTCCAAACTCAAAATTACCTTCTTCATCAGCAATACCCCCACCTTCAATCATTTCAATAATTTCTTTAGGAATATCTTGATTTTGTAAAGGTTGCTCTATATCTAAAACAGTTTCTTGAGGACCACCTGGGCCAAAAGGATTTTCTGGAATAGCCATTAATTAATCTCCGACTTTGGTATTTCTTGAACGTCAGCAGCCATAATAACTACAATAGCCGATAAAGCTGACATCCTAAAATTCTCATGATAATCACAACTTACCGGACTTGTACAAGAACACTTATGATCCGCATTACCAAAACAAATAGCTCTTGATACTGCTTCTTCTAATGTTACTACCTTATAATCTAAAAAGTCTGTGATGTCCATTTTCTAGAATGTTCCAGAAAATTTACCACCTCTAGTAGCTGCGCCCATGCCTCTCATAGTGCCTGCGCCGTTGCCTGTAGGTACTTTAACTGTTTTAGATTCAGCAAAAACTTCTCCGCCTTCAGAAAAACGTTTAGCTCTTCTAACTTTT